TAATTTTGAGGGTATTTCTAATTTGGATATTTGAAAAATGTTTGGACTGGGAGAAAAAGAGAAAGCGAAAGCATCTCGACTTCTTACCTGTGCTGTTGACGGAGACTATATTAAAGTAATGGATCCGGATACTGCACCAAGGTATAAAAAGTATATTCCATATTGGGCATAATTTAAGTTTCGCTAAGTTTCACTTATATAGGTGTCTGAGGAAAATTTAATAGAAAAAACATGAAAAAGGCACTGAAAAACCCCTGAATTATTGGTTTTACAGTGCCTTCTCTTTGACTAACGAGAAAAAACATAATAAATTTAAGTTTTGCTAAGTTTCACTAAGTTCAGCATTAACAGATCGCCACTGCCTTTTCGGTTCATATTTCCCACACCCATCACAGGTCTGCGGCCAGTTGATTTTCCACTCAAAATACTCATCTCTGGTAATCTCACCGGATTTCAGTTCTTCTTTTCTGAGAACCCATTCTTTCATAAAATCATTGAGAACTCCATAATTGAACCACATACCAACAGGTGGATGCGCAGGCCAGTTGTCAGAGTTATGGTAACGGACTGCGGTATCTTCGCTGGAATTGCATTTCTCTCCGGGATAAGTTTCTAACTGAAAGAGATTGATAGCTGCCGGATTAAATTCATCAATCCAGAACAGGATTTCCATAAGTTCAGAAGCATCCATAGTAGTAGGTTCATGCAGTGCCAGTGGATTTACGTCCAGAATCTTAGCCATTTCAGTTACCAGATCTTTACGGGGAACCCTGTAATTCGTTTCGTATTGGGCAAGGCGGTTTGCACCTTTATCGCCCCAGCCGAGGGCAGCACCAAGTTCTGCCTGTGTCATATTCCGGAATGTCCGGATTTTTTTTATTTTATCACCGATTGTCATATCAGATTTCCAACTTTCTTTTTGATAAAGCCATTTTACTACCAAAAACAAGGAATGTAAACAGAAAGATTCGCATTGAAGCGAACAAAATACTTGACATTCGCATAAAAGCGAATTAAAATGACAGTACAATAAAGGTTCGCATGAAAGCGAATGTACAGATAAGGATAAATATTTTTTTGTAAATTATTGCAAAATGAGGTTGGTAAAATCCTTCTGTCAGGCTTTATTAGTGAGAGGATTTTTTTGAAGAGAACAACATTTTGGTGTTTCCAGGCTGTAATAAGTGAAAGGATATTCAAAAAAATCTCTTTTGTACCTTGAAAATTACATGAGCTGTATAATCTGATTCCACAGATGCCATAACCCTGTAAAGGATTTTACGGGCGAGCGTCGAAGATACTCCGGAAACGGCTGGTAAGTTTGCGAAGAAGCTGCCAGCATTCAGAAATATTCTGATAGAGGTTGGACGTAACGCTGACAACAGATTATACGAATGGAAGCCAATACGCTGAACAGAATACAAAATGCTATAGATATCTGGATAACTGGAGAAAAGAGGAAGAAAGTTAAGGTGATGCGGTTGAGAAAATTGTAGGTATAGGACGACTTATACAAAGAATATGTTGGAAAAGAGGTGAGCATCATGGTGAATCAGTCAGTAATAGATTCCAGTGTTGATTTGGAGCAGTTAAAGGACATTGAAGATTTAATTCCTGATATGGATAAAGCTATTTCTGAGAAAGTGGAAACTTTTCTGGATAAATCCGGAGATCAACCGTATGCTCACATGAATGAAGGGTATGTGGTGGTCGTGGAAATGACCGGAGAAATGGATGCCACAGATGCCATTGGTGATTATCTTAGAAAAAGAACGGAGTTGATGTATTAGATGCAAGTCTTGAAAAAATATCTTGCGAAGCTACAGATGTTATGTTAATGTGAGGTCAGGGAAAATGAACGTGATACATGGTTTCTGACTTCAAATTCAATGGAATAAGTAAGTTGGGAGCGATGTAAAATGGAACAGATGCAAATGAATATGCCAGATATGTACGATGCTGCATTGTATCTTCGATTATCGAAAGATGATATGGAAGAGGGCGGTGCGAAGTCAGAGAGCAACAGCATTGCAAATCAGAGAGAGTTACTGCGGAGCTTTGTAAAAAGCCAGCCGGATATTCAGATCTTTGATATATATGTGGATGACGGATACTCAGGAGGAAATTTTGACCGACCTGAGTTTAAACGAATGACAACTGATATAGAAGCTGGAAAAGTAAACTGTGTGATTGTAAAAGACTTATCCAGATTCGGAAGAGAATATATAGAAGCCGGGCGATGGATCGAAAAGACCTACCCGGCTTTAAATGTGCGTTTTATTTCAGTTACAGACCAGTTTGACAGTAAAACAGCAGATTTTTCAGAAAAGTCATTTGTTGTTCCAATCAAAAATTTTGTAAATGAAAGCTATTGCCGGGACATTTCCGGTAAAGTGCGAAGCCACCAGAAAATCAAACGTGAAAAAGGTGAATTTATTGGAGCATTTGCCCCGTATGGTTACTGCAAAGATCCGGAGAATAAGAACTGTCTGGTGATTGATTCTTATGCAGCGGATATTGTAAGAAAAATATTTTCATGGAAAATTGATGGATTCAGTCTTGGAGCAATCGCAGAAAAACTGAATGTACGTTATGTGCAGTCTCCAAAAGAATATAAAAAGGCAAATGGCGAGAATTATAATTCTGGATTTCACAGCTCAGACACACCGAAATGGTCGGCAGTGCAGATTAAAAGGATTCTAACCAACGAGGTTTACATTGGAAACATGGTACAGGGCAAGCAGGAACGAATCAGCTATAAAGTAAAGCAACGCCTGGATAAGCCAGAATCAGAGTGGGTGAAAGTAGAAAATACGCATCCGGCAATCATCAGGCAGAATGATTTTGATGTGGTGCAGAAGTTACTCCAATATGATGGCAGAGCATCGAAAACATCAGACAGTGCAAACTTTTTTTGGGGATTTGTGTTTTGTGGAGATTGCAAGACCCCGATGATACGCAGGGTAAATCAGTATAAGGGGAAGAAAAAAGCTTTTTATATCTGCCAGACAAAGAATAAAGGTGGAGATTGTACCAGACACAGTATTCCGGAAGAGGTGCTGAAAAGGATTGTATTGAAAGAGATTCAGGCATATACAGCACTTTTTATAGACTATCAGATGATTATGGAAGAACTTTGTGAGATGCAAGTTAGTTACGATCAGGTAATCGGTTATGATACACAGATTAGTAAGTTGCAGGAAGAATATAACCGTTATTACAGTCTGAAAGCATCTTTGGGTGATGACTTGAAAGAGGGACTGATCAGCAAAGCGGAGTTCGATGATTTTCGGGAAAGTTATGGAAGAAAATGTGAAGAACTGGAGCAGATGATTGAGAATCAGAAAAAGCTGATAAAGCAAATGTTTGAGGGTGGAGTGTCTGCAACCGTTCAGTTGGAGGACTGGAAGAAATCACTGGAAATCAAAGAATTGGATCGCACATTGCTGGCACTGACCGTAGATAAAATCTATATTTATGAAAACAAGCAAATTAAAATTCACATCCGCTATCAGGATATGATTGAGAAGATGAAAGTCATAAGACGGTTTTATGCGGAACACAGGACAGAATGCAGGAAAGAGGTGGGATAAATGGCAAGAACAGCAAAAAGATATAAGAAAAACACAGAGAAGAAGATTCCTGGTATTCCGGTATGTATGGCTGCAATTTATGCCAGATTATCCGTAGACAATGATGAAAAAAAGTCAGAATCTATTGAAACACAGGTTACGCTGATAAAAGAATTCATTCAGAAGCACAATGAAAATCCGGACAAAGAGTATGAGATTGCTGTATATGATATTTATTCTGATTTGGGAAAAACCGGAACAAATTTTGACAGACCGGGATTTGAACGGATGATGAATGATGTCAGGGCAGGTAAACTAAACTGTATTCTGGTAAAGGATTTCTCACGATTTGGAAGAAATTATATCGAAACTGGCAACTATCTGGAAAAGATTCTTCCTTTTATGAAAGTGCGGTTTATTTCTGTATGTGACAACTATGATTCATTTGCACCGGATGCCAAGAATCAGGAATTATCCATGAATATCAAGAATCTGGTGAATGATGCTTATGCGAAAGACATTTCCGCAAAAGAACGGGCAGCGAAACGTATTGCACAGAAAAATGGTGAGTATGTGGGATCTACAGCTCCATATGGATATTGTGTGGAAAAGATAAATGGAATTTATAAGTTGATGGTGGAACCGGAAGCTGCAAAGATTGTCCGCAGGATTTTTGAAGAATATGCTTCGGGAGATGGCATACAGAGCATTATTGACAGGCTGTTTGAGGATAGGGTACATCGGATTTCAGATTATAACCAATATCATCATGTGTACTGTCAGGATGGAGAGAACCTTCATCAGTGGGGGAATTCTTCGATACGTGCAGTGCTGAACCGAAATAATTATTATGGTGATCTGGTTCAGAGGAAATACGAATCCAGATTTCAAAGAGGGGAAAAATGGTGTGACATATTGGACGAGAGCCAGTGGATTATTACGCCAAATGCCCATGAACCGATTATCAGCCGAGAACTGTTTGAAAAAGCACAGGTCAGGCTAAAAGCAGCACAACAGAAAGCAACAAAAACTACTGCAGGGTGGGAAGATGATGAAAGAGCATTTTACAATGTATTCTATTGTGGTGATTGTAAGCGGAAAATGTGTACACGTAGATACAGAGGCAATGTGTATTACTTTTGCAATGCTGCCTGGTATCGGGATGAAAGAAAATGTAGTCACAAATCTATTTCCGAAGAGAAGTTGCAGAAAATTGTCCGTTCGGAGCTGACCAGACAGTTTCAGTTATCTGGATTGCGGAAAAAGGATATGTCTGCTATAAGCAGTGCGGTATTTCTTTCCAAAATCAATGAGATTCAAACTGAGATCAGAAAACTGAATATAGATATGGAAAGACGTTCAGAAAAACTGGCACAGGCATTTATGAAATATAAAGAGGGTGAACTTTCCAAAGAAGACTATATAAAAATGAAAGATGACCGTAATAGCTGGAAAGAGTTCTGCGAAGAGAGAAAGAAGTCTTTAGAGCAGACCATACGAAAGCTGGAAAAACAGCAGAAAGAAGAAGCCAGATTTTTACGAAGTCTGCTGGAATTGGATGGGACAACCAGAATCAATGCGGAACTTGCAGAGGGCTTGGTTGAAAGTATGTATCTGTATGGTGATGGCAGACTGGAAATTAATTTCGGGTTTAAGGGGGCGGTAGAACATGAGTGATCAGAAACTGATTATTGGATATTACCGTCTTTCCATGGAAGATGACTCAGAGGGAGAAAGTAACAGCATTATTAATCAGAGAAAACTGGTAAAAGATTATATTTCCAATATTCCGGAACTGGATTCTATGCCATTTCAGGAGTTCTACGACGATGGATATTCTGGTTCTAGTATGGAGCGTCCAGCAATTAAGCAGGTTTTGGAGCTTGCCAGAGAGAACAAAGTGCAGTGCATTGTGGTAAAAGATTTTTCACGTTTTGCCAGAAACTATATTGAGATGGGAACTTATCTGGAGCAGATTTTTCCATTTCTGGGAGTACGATTCATTTCTATTTCAGACCGATATGATTCTAAAGATTATAAAGGAAAGAGTTCAGACATCGAAGTACAGTTTAAAGGATTGATCGCAGACTTCTATGTGAAAGATCAGTCTGTAAAGGTAAAGGCAGCAGTCAGCACCAGACGGGGAAAAGGTGAGTATTGTTGTGGTTCTGCACCTTATGGGTATCGAATCAATCCAGAAAATAAGAAAGAACTGGTGATTGTAGAGGACGAAGCGGAAGTGATTCGCAGAGTATTTGAACTGACCAATCAGCGATATTCCAAGATGGAGATTTGTAAGTTATTCAATGAAGAGGGGGTATTGACTCCCTTGCAGTCTATGAGCAGACGACAGAAATCAGACAGCAAGAAAGCTGCATCAAGAGGATTGCAGTGGACGAGTGATATGATACGGAAGATTGTGGATGATAAGACTTATATAGGCTGTATGGTCTATGGAAAGACAAAGATTCCAGAACCAGGGACAGGGAAAGAAGTACCAGTGCCGAGAAATCAGTGGAAAGTGATGGAAAATCACCATGAGCCGATTGTATCAAAAGACATCTTTGAGAAAGCACAGTCCCTGCAGATCAGATACACTAAAAAAAGCAAATTTGACAGGGAAACAACACTGTTAGGTGGCTATGTGAAGTGTGGAAATTGTCGCAGAAGTCTGACTTCAAGCAGTCCGGTTCATGGTCATGTCCTTTATAGCTGCGCTTACAGTAAAGGAAAAGAAGATACAGGTTGTTTTGCCGGGAAAGCGGATAACAAAATGCTGGAGCATATCGTGCTGGCAGAAATAAAGGCTTACTTACGTCAGAATATCAGCCAAGAACAGATGCAGCAATCCATGAGAAAACAGCATGAGGACAGTATAGAAGCCTATAAGACGGAAAGTGCAGATTGTGAAAAGTGTCAAGAACAAATAAAAATCCAGAACCGCCAGAACTATGAGAAGTATCACGAGGGACAGATGAACCAGAACCAGTTCATGGAAGCAAAGATGCAGTTGGAAGAAGAAAAAGAACGGCTGCAGAAGCGTGTGCAGGAGTTGGCTGAGTTGATAAACGCTGAGAAAGACATCCTGATGAAAAAGAATGTTCCGGTGGAGCAGATGTTGAAGTATTTAGGCTATGAGAAGCTAACACGAGAAATGCTGGAAGAATATGTGCAGGGAATATATGTGTATGATGATGGGAGAGTGGAGATGGAGTGGAAATTTAGTAAAGATATTGCAAAGTAGTAGTAGTATTTATTATAATGAAG